GAAGTATTGGAGCAGAGGTATGGCAAGTGAAACAATCGCCTATAACAAAAAAGACCTACGCGACATTTACAAAGCTTTCAAACTTATGGATGAACAAGCTACTGATGAAGCACGCCGTCAATCTGCTGCTCTGGCGTATTTTGCATCTGAGGAAATTAAACAGGCAGCTAGAACTAGAACAAAGGCTGGCAAAGTTGCGGAGAGAGTCGCGGATGGCGTTAGCATCTCTAAGTCAAGCAAGATCGGTGAATTCAGTTATGGATTCGCACGCCAAAAGTTTTCAGGTGGTGCTACTACACAAACCCTATGGGGTGGCATTGAGTTTGGTTCAAATAAATTCAAACAGTTCCCTGCATATTCTGGACGGCAAGGTCGTGGATCTCGCGGATGGTTTATTTATCCAACCCTTCGCAGAATTCAGCCTGAATTGATTAACAAGTGGGAACAAAGTTTTGATCGCATCATTAAGGAATGGGTCTAATGGCTACTGGTAATCGCACATTAAAGTTATCAATCCTTGCTGATGTTGATGATCTAAAAAAGAAATTAGGCGAAGCTGATAAAGCCGTTGAAACTAACTCAAGCAAAATTTCAGAATTTGGAAAGAAGGCTGCTGCTGCATTTGCCGTAGCTGCTGCTGCTGCCGTTGCCTATGGCACTAAATTAGCCATTGATGGGGTCAAGGCTGCAATAGAGGATGAACAAGCACAGTTAAGATTAGCCAATGCTTTAAGACAGGCAACAGGGGCTACTGATGCCCAAATAAAGGCAACTGAGGACATGATCCTAAAAACTTCTTTGGCAACTGGTGTTGCTGATGACAAATTGCGTCCGGCGATGCAGAGGTTGGCGGTAAGTACAAAATCAACTGAGGAAGCCCAAAAATTATTAACTCTTGCTTTAGATATTAGTGCTGCATCTGGTAAAGATTTAGAAACTGTTGCAAATGCTTTAGGTCGTGCTCAAGATGGAAATGTTACTTCACTTGGCAGATTAGGACTTGGCTTATCAAAGACAGAATTAGCCACATTAAGTTTTACAGAAGTTCAGGCAAAACTTGCTGAACTATATGGTGGCGCAGCAGCTACAAATGCTGAAACTTTTCAAGGAAAAATTGATCGCTTAAAAGTAGGATTTGATGAAGCAAAGGAAAGTCTAGGCGTTGCATTATTGCCAGCAGTTGAGCAATTTATTACATTCTTAAACGATACAGGCATTCCAACATTAAACGCATTTATTGCAGGATTAACTGGTGATAAAGGATTAAGTGCCAGCCTTACTGAAACTCAAAGAGGTGCTGAAAGTTTTGGAAAAGCCATTGGCGTAGTTAGTAACATTATTTCAGGATTTATTACATTTTTAAGAGAAGCAATTGGATTAGTCGTATCTTTAGCAAATGAACTTATTAGAGTAGTTAATATAATTCCAGGAGTAAATATAGGGTCAATTCCAAACCCTGCTCCATCAGCTGGTAGATCATCAGTTCCAACAGTTCCCACTCCACGAGGTGGATCAAACTTTACCTATGGATCAGGCAACCCGCTTTATTTAACTGTTAATGCTATTGATGGCGAGGGTGCTGCTAGAGCTGTTGCACAGACCTTAAACAGTCAAGCAGCTAGAAGTACGACTGCTCTCAGGGATAGATAATGACTGTTTTTACACCAGACTGGAAACTTACTGTCGGTGGGGTTGATTATACTGACATAACAATTGCCGATGTTCAGCATCAGGCAGGTCGCACAGATATTTACCAACAACCACTTCCGTCTTATTGCCAAGTAACTTTTATTGCATTGAATGGTCAAACATTAGACATAGATATAAATGATAGTTTTGATTTACAAGTTAAAGATAGTTCAGCAGCTTATGTGAGTTTATTTGGTGGCGAAATTACAGATGTAATTATTGCGGTTGGTGCTACTGGATCTAAGGCCACAGTTGTCGAATATACAGTTATTGCGATGGGTTCGCTTGCTAGATTAACCAAAGAAATTTGGGATAACAATATCTCGCAAGATGAGGACGGCGATCAGATTTATGGCATTCTGTCAAGTGTTTTATTAGGTACTTGGAATGATGTGCCATCAGCTTCAACTTGGAATACATACAACGCAACTGAAACTTGGGCTAATGCAGTTAATTTAGGATTAGGCGATATTGACCAACCCGGCCTTTACACAATGACTGCTCAATCTCAAACTGTAGATACTATTTACAACATTGTTTCAGATATTGCCAATTCGGCCTTTGGTTATATTTATGAAGCCAATAATGGAAACATTGGATATGCAGATGCAGACCATAGACAAAATTATCTATTAACTAATGGTTATGTTGAACTAGATGCTGGTCATGCTTTAGGTAATGGACTTTCAACAATTATGCGTTCAGCAGATGTTAGAAATGACATTTATATCAATTATGGCAATAACTTTAATTCACAGGTTACAGCTACAGATGCCAACTCAATTGCCTTATATGGATACAAAGCCGAAACTATCAATTCTAGGGTTCAAGGTGCTGTCGATGCTCAGGCTATTGCTGATCGGTATATTGATCAAAGAGCCTACCCACAGCCAGCATTCCAATCAATAACATTCCCAATAACTAACTCAGAAATTGATAACAATGATCGCGATGATCTATTGGGCGTATTCATGGGAATGCCTGTTGATATTAGAAATCTGCCAAGCCAAATATCAAATGGCACATTTCAAGGATATGTTGAAGGCTGGTCATGGAGCACACGATTTAATGAGTTGTTTTTAACGATCAATGTTTCACCAACTGCATTTAGCCAAGTGGCGATGCGTTGGAATACCACGCCAATTACAGAGGCTTGGAACACAATAGACCCAACATTAACTTGGGAATACGCTACAATAGTAGCCTGATAGGAAAAGGATAAAATGCCAACAACTACCAATTATGGCTGGACAACACCAGCAGACACCGATTTAGTTAAAGATGGTGCAAGTGCAATTCGCACACTTGGAACTGCAATTGATACAACAACAAAGAATTTAAACCCATCTACAACTCTTGGCGATATTGAGTATCGTTCATCAACTGCTAATACAAACACAAGACTTGGAATTGGATCAACTGGAAATGTTTTGACAGTTTCAGGTGGCGTTCCAACATGGGCTGCACCAGTAGCAGGTGGCATGACACTTATATCCACAACAACTTTAACAGGCGCATCAGTAACATTATCATCAATACCATCAACATATAATGAATTAAAAATTTATATAAAAAACTATTTAAGTGCTGGTGATGGATACCCAATACAAATGCGCTTTAATGGTGATACCGCATCAAACAGGCATTTTGCAAATTTAACAGTTGCAGAAAATTATGGTGCAAGTTTTAATGCTACTTTTGTAAGAGTTGTAACTTATGCAGATAGTGCAGTTGGTGACAATTTAACAGTATTAGAAATACCAGATTATGCAAATAGTACCACAATGAAATTTTTTACTTCAGTTTCTTTAGGAAATAATGAAACAACCACCACACAATTTAACAGTTGGTTTAATTATGGTTTTTATAACCAAACTACAGCAATTTCTAGTTTAACATTTTTACCACAAACTGGCAATTTTGGTGGCGGGCAAATCCTACTTTACGGAGTTAAATAATGACTAAATCAAAACCACAAATAAAAATAATCGATTGCACAACTGGCGAAGAAATTGTTCGAGATGCAACTGTTGAAGAAATCGCTCAAATAGAAATAGATGTTGCAGCAGGTAAAGCTATTGAAATGGCCGAAACTGAAAAAGAAATGGCTAAGCAAGCAATTTTAGATCGCATTGGCTTAACTGCCGATGAACTTAAAATGATACTTGGCTAATGAAGCCATTTTTATCAAAAGCTGCTGATACTTTACGCGACCAGATAAATGGAGCGTTTGTGGGTAGGAGCAGGAAAGCTGATGGATGGATCGGCGATCATAAGCACGCATCTAGAAAATCCGATCACAACCCAAGATCTAACGGAGAAGTTTGCGCGATCGACATTGACGCTGGCTTATCTGACCAACAAGGGATTAGTTATGATTTGGCAGATCAGCTTCGACTCGCAGCAAAAAAAGATAAGCGTATATCTTACATAATACATGCTGGCAAAATTGCTAGTGCTAGATCATTATGGAAGTTTAGAAAATATACTGGGATAAATCCCCACCACAGGCACATCCATATTTCATTCAAGCCAAATCAAACTGGCGAAAAGTTCGACATCCCACTACTGAAAGGTAACTAATGAAACTATCTAAAAAACACAAAGCAGCAATTAAATCATATTTGAGAGCTGTAGCAGCTAGTGGAATAACAGTTGCTTTAGCAATAGTGGCTGACATTCATCCAGCTTATGCAACCTTGCTTGGTGCAGTTGTTGCTCCAATAGCAAAGGCATTAGATCCAAAGTCCGGGAGTGAAGTAGATTATGGCCTTAGTGAAAAATGAGTCCAAACGAATTAGTCGCATTTGGCGTTGGCGTTTGCAGTATCGCGACCGCTTTATTGCTGGCTCTACGATGGGTTATTAAAAGTTTCTTAAGCGAACTTCGCCCGAATTCTGGTAGCTCGATCAAAGATGCAATTAACCGAATAGATGAAAGAAGTTCTCGACTAGAAACGCGTGTTGATGAACTGTTCTCATTAATTAATAGGCGATAATTTTTGTCATGGCGAACACACGAAAACGCACACCACGCAAAAAGGTTAATCGGAGAGTAGTTCGCCACACTCCTGAGCCATTAAGTAAAATTGATCAACACTACATGGCTTTACATGAATGCTACAAAGCAGCTAGAAAAGCAGGATTTACGCCTGAACATGCTTTCTGGCTTATGACTGAACATAAAACATTCCCTGATTGGATTGTGGGCGATGGCGGAATAATTCCTTCCATAGATCCAACTGACGATGAGGATGACGATTAAGCGATACTTAGTAATAAGTGATTTGCAAATTCCATACCACCATGAAACAGCTGTCAAGAATGTTATTAAGCTGGCTCGAAAAGAAAAGTTTGATTCAGTATTATGCGTGGGTGATGAGATTGATTTTCAAACCATTAGTCGATGGGCTGAGAAAACACCTTTGGCTTATCAACAAACCCTTGATGATGATAGGACAGCAACTCAAGAAATCCTTTGGGCATTAACTGAAAATGCTAAGGAAGCCCACATTGTTCGATCAAATCACACCGATAGGCTTTACAACACTTTATTAAAAGTGCCGGGCTTAATCAGCCTTCCTGAGCTGCAATACTCAAAGTTCATGGATTTTGATTCTTTAGGCATAACCTTTCATAAATCATTTTATGAATTTGAGAAGGGCTGGATATTGGCTCATGGCGATGAAGGTAACTCAAATCCTAATGCCGGTATAACTGCCCTAAATCTGGCCAGAAAGGCCGGTAAGAGCGTAGTTTGTGGCCACACCCATAAGTTAGGTATGTCAGCCTTTTCTGAGGGCTTAGGGGGCCATTACAGGCCTTTATATGGTATAGAAACCGGAAACTTAATGAATAAAGCTAAGGCCAGTTATACAAAAGGCCTCGCCAACTGGCAAATGGGCATAGCCATCCTTGAATGGAATGGCAAAAACATGACCCCAACGCTTATCCCTATTAACAAAGATGGATCATTTACAGCTCTAGGAAAGAGTTATGGGGCGTGAAACCGATTATCGGGATAGGACGATTGATGACCATATCGACGATTTTGAGGATATCAGCGTTATCTAATCGTTATAAACGACACGCTAAAAGACTATTGAACTGTCGGTAAATATCGTCATACTAATCCCAACGCAAACAAATGATTTGCGGAACGGGAGCAACAAATGGAAACAGCAATTTATTTATGTATTGGGTTTATTACCCTTTATTGGTTTGTAGCCTTAAAAATAGAGGATCGCAAACAAACACATTACTGGAGAGGCCGTCGGGATGGGTGGGAACTTCATCGCCGAATGATCCAAAACAAGTCAGATCAGGTTTTTGATTATGACAAAAACTGAGGATCTATTAAATGAAGTCATTACTACGATCCAAGAGCGCGGAAGTGTCTATGGACATCCGTACTACAATCACAAAAGAATCGCAGGATTGTGGAGTGCATATCTTGATTTCCCAATCA